GCATTATTGACGGTCTGATGGATAGACTAGACACGTTGCCTAAAGATCACGAGGCAGTTCAGTATGTAAAGAACAGAATGATCCCAGAGTCGCAGTTCAATCGTTTGTATTATGTAGACGATATTCGCAATCTGTCACAACTAAATCCTAAATATTCAAAAGCACTAAATATAAAGCAGCCGAGAATTTGTCTGCCTTTCATTCGTGAAGATGGACAACTTTCAGGCATGGCATTGAGAGGTATTCGTGGCGAAAAACTCCGATACATAAATCTCAAAATAAAAGAAGAAGATCCTACTATTTTCGGTCTAGATGTTATAGATAGAGAGAAGGAAGTTTATATCGTTGAAGGTCCTATTGACAGTCTTTTTCTAGACAACGCAATCGCAGCAGCCGGTTCATCGTTTCATAAAATTGACAAGATAGGTTTGACTCACTTCACGGTAATCTTCGACAATCAACCCAGAAACAAAGAAATTTGTTCGTTGATACATAAGCAGATAAAAGCCGGCAATCGGGTTTGTTTGTGGCCGAGTGACATTGAAGAGAAAGATATTAACGATATGATAACATCAGGCTTGACAAAGGAAGACATTCAGTATATTATAGATAGTAATACTTATGAAGGGCTTGAGGCAGAACTTGAATTTACAGCATGGAGAAAATGTTAATGAGTGTTAGTCTAGTCGGTATGACCCAGCCATCAGCAGCCACAGGTTGCTACACGGCAAATGAGTTAATCGCATACGCAGCAAGAGTAAGTAACCCGGACAATCAAAACAACCCAAAAACTGCATCAAAACTACTCGGATATCTCATAAAACACGAACATTGGAGCCCATTTGAGATGGTTTCCGTTACAATGGAGATTACCACTACTCGTGACATCTCTAGACAGATTATAAGGCATCGTAGCTTCAGTTTCCAGGAATTTTCACAAAGATATGCAAAATCAACCAACTTCGAGACGAGAGAATGTCGATTACAAGACGAGAAGAATCGTCAAAACAGCATCGAAACAGAAGACCGTGAATTGGCAGAGAGTTGGAACATGGCCCAAAAGGCAGTCATCAACGCAGCGAACGATGCCTACCAGTGGGCGCTAGAGAACGGAATAGCAAAAGAGCAAGCAAGAGCAGTACTACCAGAAGGTAATACTGAAACAACACTATACATGTCAGGCACTCTCAGATCGTGGGTACATTACTGCAAATTGAGAATGGCTAACGGCACACAAAAAGAACATATTGAAATCGCAGAACAATGTTGGGATGTTATCAGTCAACATTTCCCAGATGTAGCGAAGGCAGTAGAGGAACTATAATGGCAAAAAAAGAGTATATGGGAATTCAAATAGATTATGGCAGAGATGCGCTATTTGATAAGTTAGGACTATCTAGACTTAAAGAAAGCTACATGCGAGAAGACGAAGAGTCTCCTCAAGAACGATTTGCTTATGTTAGTAGCAAGTTTGGTAGCAATCCAGAACACGCACAGCGTTTATATGATTACAGTAGCAAACATTGGCTTTCCTATTCTACTCCTATTCTCTCTTTTGGTCGTTCAAAGAAAGGCATGCCTATTTCATGCTTTCTAAACTACATTAATGATACTGCGGAGGGTCTCGTTGAAAATCTTTCTGAAACAAATTGGCTTTCTATGCTTGGGGGTGGTGTTGGGATTGGTTTTGGTATCCGTTCCTCTGATGATAAGTCTGTTGGTGTTATGCCTCATCTCAAGACTTACGATGCATCGTGCCTCGCATATCGCCAAGGTCGCACTAGACGGGGCTCTTACGCTACTTATCTTGATATATCTCACCCAGATGTGATGATGTATCTTGAGATGCGAAAGCCGACAGGTGATCCGAATGTTCGCTGTTTGAATCTTCATCACGGCATTAACATCTCAGATCGGTTCATGGAAATCATTGAACGATGTATGACTGATCCTGATTCTGACGATGGTTGGAATCTTATTGATCCTCACTCAGGTGAAATCAGAGATACTGTATCAGCAAAGCATTTGTGGCAAAAGATTCTTGAACTTCGTATGGAGACAGGCGAGCCGTATGTTCACTTCATTGACACAAGTAATCGTCACTTGCCTGAATGGCAAAAAGAATTAGGACTGAAGGTACATCAATCAAATCTGTGTTCAGAAATTATTCTGCCTACAAACAAAGACAGAACAGCAGTTTGTTGTTTGTCTTCTGTAAATCTTGAGCATTACGATGCTTGGAGCAAGAACAGTTTGTTCCTCAAAGATATCGCAGAGATGTTAGACAATGTACTACAGTTTTTCATTGACAATGCTCCTGATGAAGTTGCTCGTGCCAAATTCTCAGCTAGCCGTGAGAGAAGTATTGGTGTGGGCGCACTAGGTTTTCATGCTTATTTACAGAAGAACAATCTGCCGTGGGAAAGCGCAATGGCTAAAGGCGCTAACTTAAGAATGTTCAAGCACATAAGAGGAAAACTCGATGACGCAAATAAAGAACTGGGAGAATCCAGAGGAGAAGCCCCAGACGCTAGGGGACGAGGTCTTAGATTTAGTCATGTTATGGCTATTGCTCCCAATGCTAGTAGCAGTATTATTATGGGCAACACTTCGCCTTCCATTGAACCTTTTAGGGCGAACGCTTATAGACAAGACACTCTTTCTGGAGCTTATCTCAACAAAAATAAGTATCTGGTACAACTCATTAAGAGTAAGATTGAAGCTGGCGAAACAAAACAGGCAGAAGACGAAATCTGGTCATCAATCATCTCAAATGACGGATCAGTCCAACACTTAACTTTCTTGGACCAGTGGGAGAAAGATGTATTCAAGACCTCAATGGAGATCGACCAGCGATGGGTGATTGAACACGCTGCTGATAGACAAGAGTTTATCGATCAGGCACAGTCACTCAACACATTCTTCCGTCCTGACTCTAACATCAAGTATCTACATGCTATTCACTACATGGCATGGAAGCAAGGCTTGAAGACACTTTACTATTGTCGTTCAGAGAAACTAGGCAAAGCAGATAAAGTATCTAATCGCATTGAGCGTCAAATCATCAAAGAGATTGATATGACAGCACTTGTAAACAATGACGAATGTTTGGCATGTGAG